TTTGTGAATCTCAAAGACAATATCTATCAAGCCTCTGCGTTTTCTTTTATGACAAAGATACCACCGGAGCTGGATATACTGCCTATGGTTGATTTCACCTCGCAATACGAAGACAGCTTCTTAGCGCCGTTGCGTGTGATAACGGATAAGATGAACTGGATATTGAAAAACGATGAAGTTGGAACACTAGAGGAATTTTTTGGATGAGTATGTCCACAGATGAAATAATTGAATACGTTGAAAATGTAACATGGGATGATGTGAAAGATTTGTCCCATGAATTTAAACGTATTTCATTAATTAATATTTCTAATAAAGAATATGATGCGTATTTATATTTTGTTATTATAAACTCAAACAAACCAAGATGCAAATATTTGGGATATGATAAATCTCCACATTTTATTGTATCTTACACTGGAACACCAGTAACACACGTTGAAGAGTATTCAAATGATTTATCAGAGTATGACTATAGAATTATTTGTTTGGACATTGGCACAGAGAGACAAATGCGAACTAAGGAGGGCAATTTGTTAGAAATAGTTAAAAAGAAAAATTGGGATGTATACTACAATGAAAGCACCCAAACCTTTCTAAAAGGTTACAAGTCAAGTGAGGCGGTCAAAAGGGTTAGAGAAGCCCTAGATAGTATTCCAGATAAGGTTTTGCCAAAAGAAGAATGGCACGCCATGAAGAGGTTTCAAACCAGAAAAGTTCCAGAGGAGCCTGGTCTTGTTAGTGAGATTGGTCTTCACATTGAAGATTCAAAGGGTCAATGGATAAAGGATAATCATAGGGGTGTATTAGCTCTTGAAGATTATTATGGGCCAGGAAAACATCTTAGGTTAGGTTCATATCACACCATCGGGGCATCTATGTCCTCTGATTATGTCAAAACTCTTAAAGGAAAACTAGTTCCCAAAGAGCTCTGGGACGGCATAGATGTATTAGGTCTTGAATATCTTGCTGATGTGGATAATAAACGGGATGGTGAAGATACAAGAAAACCAACGGATAAAGATAAAGCTCTGGGTTGGTGCAGGCGTGCTATAGAAACGTATGATATTCATCACACTGATGATATGATAAAAGAATACTTGACAGAGTGTGGATTTGTGCCAGCAGAAATGCAAAAACATTTTTGGCCTGTCCTAAGAAAAGATAAAGCAGAAAAAGAGGCAAACGCTGATATACCAGACAACCATCAATTGATTGATTATCATAATACAGCAGAGGGAAAAAAACGAGTTCAAGATAAAAAAGATGAGTGGAAGAGTGATGATTGCCACTGTTTAGTTTTGGGAACAAGTTATTTCCACTCAAATTGGGAAGCTCTACCAGAAGTGGTTATGGATTTGTCAAACAAGGATTTACTTAAAAAGAAGTTCTGGAAAATATTTATCTTTCACAAAAATTCAGATGCAAAAAAGAATTGGCCTGCTCGTGAAATTAAAATGGAAAATCTTTTGAAGAATCTTATTAAAAAATTTGATAGTAAATATAAGATTAAATTTGATATTGAAGCTTTACCATATTCTGAACCAAAAGAGAATTTGTTAGATGATAAAAAAGCTGCTTAAAAATCATATAATAAAAAATGTGCCAGACAGTGAGATTGCCGTCTTGCTGTCAGGCGGTGTTGATTCTGTTACTGTAGGTCTTGCAGCTGAAAGTGCTGGTAAAGAAGTTCACGCATATAGTTTTTATCTAAACGGCGCACCCTCTTATGATTTTATAAAGGCCGCTGAGGTTGCACACAAAAGAAACTGGAACTTCACTCCCATAGTTGTCCCTACAGAAAATCTTATAGAAGATTGGCACAGACTCGTTGAATTAACTTGCAGAAAGAAAACTCATTTTGAGTGTGTCTTTCCATTTCTATATGTCTACCCAGAGATAGAGGAAAAGTATGTGTTGACAGGCTGGGGTGCTGATGGTTACTTTGGACCCAGTAAGAAAGCAATGATGCGATACTCTAGTTATAAAAAGAAAAGAAACTATGTAGCATACTGTAAAAAACACAACCAGAAAAGATTAAACTGGAACGAGTTTAGATTGGCATACTTGGATGGCGATTGTGCTGGTCTAAAAGAACATACCAATCTAGCCACTAAACATAATAAAATTCATGTAACCCCTTATCTAGATGCAGATGTAAGAAAATTACTGATGAGTAAGAGTTATAAAGAGTTGAACAAACCCAAACAAAAATATTTTATCAGAAGTGACTTTACAGAACTTAAAAAGTTTGGTACAATAAAACCTCATCAAAATTTACACTTGAACGCTGGTGTAGATAAGTTGTTTGAAACATTGCTAAATAATACAGAGATTAATTTTAATGAGAGAAAAAGAATGATGGACGTTTGTAGAGATTGGAGCAATGGTGTACTCCCCATATAATTTACAAGATGTATATGATGCGTCTGCACAAGAGAAGTTTAAAGTCATCTCCACCTTTGCTGGTGGGGGTGGCTCTTCTACAGGCTATCGTCTGGCAGGTGGCAAGGTTCTTGTCATCAATGAGTTCGTTGAGGAAGCACAGAAGACCTATGCAGAGAACTATCCAGACACGATTATTTTACCCGGCGATATCAAGGAACTCAATGGTAAGGATTTCCTAGATGCAGCTGGTGTTGGTGTAGGTGAGATTGATATTCTTGATGGATCACCACCTTGTTCAGCGTTCTCTGTTGCAGGAAAACTATCCCATAACGTCTATGAGGAAGAGCGTGTTGATCTGTTTGGTAATGTGACTATAGAGAAGGTTGCTGGAAAGCACTCTGATGGTTGGGGTCAAACCAAGAACTATTCTGATGGCAAGTCTGTAACGAATATTGAAGACCTGTTCTTTGAGTTTCTACGAGTTGCAGAAGAAATCAAACCAAAAGTTATTATTGCAGAGAATGTCAAGGGATTGACTATCGGTGAGGCCAAGGAATATTTCAACAAGATACTTAACACCTTTGAGAAGATTGGTTACGAGGTTTGCGCTCAGGTGCTGGACAGTCGTTACTATGGTGTATCCCAGACAAGAACCCGTGTTATTTTTATCGGTGTGCGTGAAGATGTTGCAGAGAAGGTTGGACTAAATTTTATGACTATCTCTCAAGTATTCCCTGAGCCAGATAGGGAAGTTATTCCTGTTAAGGATGTGATGGTTGGTCTTGTTAATGGTGAAAAAGAAGTGAAGTATCTTACAGAGAAATTTACTCATACAGCATATTGGAAACAAACAGGTAGTAAAATGGAGATTGATCCTGAGAAAGTTTTGACAGGTATGGACTACCATCCAAAGGGTCATCACTTCAATCTCAAGAGAGTATCACAGTATAAACCAGCACCTACCATTACAGCAATGGGTAGTGCAGATACTACTGCTGGCGCATTTCACTGGATTGAACCAAGGAAGTTGACTTTAGGTGAATTAAAGCGTATAATGAGCTTACCTGATGACTTCAAGTTGACAGGTAAATGGAATCAGCGTGCCGAAAGGCTGGGCCGCATGGTGCCTCCGTTGATGATGGAACGAATTGCCTCGGCAGTTTACACTAACGTATTGGAGAAATATAATGGCTGACTTTACATTTGCACACAGGCAAGAAGGTTTTGATGAACACATTGATTGGAGTATTCGGGGGTATAGTGACCTTCTGGATGACGTTGTAAGTCTTTCACGGTATTTCGTTGAGGCAGATACTAACGTAGTGGACATTGGCTGTTCTACTGGTAAACTGACTGCAAGGATTCTGGAACATAATCATGAGTCTTGTCCTGATGCACAGTATGTTGGTGTAGAGGTTGCAGAGGGCTTCTTTGGTAATCTTGCAGACAGGAAGGTTGCGTTGGATGAGATTTATCCTGATACCTCTGTGAATTTTATTCAAGACGATATTCGTAATTATGAGTTTGAGAATTGTTCACTGATCACATCTCTGTTCACATTGCAGTTCATGCCTTATTCTTGCAGGGAAGATGTGATTGACAATATCTACAATGGACTCAATGAAGGTGGTGCATTTATCTTTGGCGAAAAGATTGATACATCCCATAGTCGTATTGAGAATATGCTGCGAACTGTCTACTATGAGTTCAAGAGCAAATCCTTTGACTATGAAGATATCATGCAGAAAGAATTAACATTGAAAAATATGTTGAAACCCAACTCTTGGTGTGAGATTGAAGATATGCTAGATCGTGCTGGGTTCAAGGCAGTTCAGAGTTTCTGGCAGAATCATCTGTTTATTGGTGCTATTGCCATAAAATAGGCTATTGACATCCATCAAGTTCTATGTTATATAAATAGAATATAACACACATGGAGCAGTTGAATGTCTAACCTCAATCACTATGTCC